TCAATAAAAGTCTCGCTACTGTTAAAAAAAGCTAAGTAAATATTTACTGTATTATCAATATAATTTTCATCATCAAAGACTGATATGAGTGTTGAGTTTATGTTTGAAAGCTCAATAGATGTTTCTTCTACTTTAAGTTCGCCTGTTTCTGGAGTAGTGCTTACAGATATTATTTCACCTGAAGATGTATAGGTGTTTGAGTCATAAGTAACATTTGCTTGATGATCTGTAAACCTAAAAACTGTTGAGGTATTTATCTCTAATAGAAAAGCAAAAGTATTAGTAGGATTCGCAAGTTGCGTTAATAATGATGAGCTTAATGATCTCGCCATTACTCAATGCACTCACGCAAAGTAAAATTAAAGTAATAAAGACCGCTTGCGTCTGTTGTATAGCCAACATCGCCTGTTAGATATACGGAGTAAGTTGGTTTATTGAGTGTTACTGCTTCATCGTTTGCTAAATCTGCAATCAATGGTGGCTCTATATTTATAGTTACATCTGTTGATCCGCCAACAGTAGCTTCTGCGTTTGCTACGTCTGCTGTAATCATATAAACCTTATCGTGATTAGCAAATTTTATAACATCACCTCGCTTTAAAATATCACCAGAAACATTTGTATAACTAAAACCTTCAAGAAGTATCGATGAGTCTCCAGCAGTATGCGCGCCATCTACTTGTGCTGTTACATCTGGAAAGGGTGGATCGGCTTCTTTTCTTGTTCCAGCATCGCCCCTGTTGTGTATAGGATGCGTAAAACTAAATTTTTCAAAAGCTCCTTGTTGTTGTTGTAAGAAACCATAAGTATCTAAGCCATCGGCTTTGCTTAGTGCTGGCAAGCCTACCTCCAATGTCCAATATTGTGAGCCATATTTTCTTGTTACTCTTTTGCCAGATACTGACTGATTAATAAGTGATGGTCTATTGTTAATAACCTGAAATGATCTTGGTAATATTGTTGTTGGAAAAGTGCCTGACATTATACTACTCCCATTTTTCCTCTTGAATTATAAGCTTGATTTACCATGCTTACAATCATGTTTTTTCTTGTTGCTAGAAGTTCATCAAAGCCTGCTGCATCTACTGTAGATATATTAAAGTTTACAGTAGCACCCATACCTTGTCCTTGTGTGTGATCTATGACTGTTTCGTTGGGATGTAGTATTGCAGGGAAGCCACCACGTCCATCCACACCACCTGCTCTAACACCCATGCCTGTATAACCTCCGCCTTCATTTGTAGGCAAACCACCATCAAAAGGATTAAAATTATCTGTTAGCGATGATGTTAAATCAGCACCTATTTGACTTGACGCATCTCTAAAAAAAGAACCCCCTGCTTTTAAATTGTCAATAGAACTACCGAAACTAGCAAACAAGCTATCTAAAAATAGCTTTTGTATAGCAATTCTAATTAATTCATCAACAACTGCCGTTGCAAAATCTTTAAAACTAGCTTTACCAGTTTTTAGAAAGTCAAAAGTAAGCTTTGTTAAACCATCATAAGTCTTTTTAAATATGCCCTGTATCTCTTCTTGCATTGACTTAATGCTGCCAGTAAAGTCATCAAATCCTTTTTGGGCATGGGTAAAGAATCTTTCTAATTCTGTGAGTGGAGCAAAGCCAGTTCCTACATCCGATATTGCTTCTTCTGTTTTACCAAAGAAGAACTCTTTAATTCCGGGAATATCTTTTCTCTCTAATGCAGCAGAAAATTCTTCTACAATTACATCTGTTAGTCCGTCTATTTCTTTTTTTACTTCAGAGGTATCAGTTTTAATAAATTCTTTAATGCCTGTTTCCATGCCAAATAAATCAGATAATGGTTTAAGCATCCTTGCCATAAAGTTATTAAAATCAATAAATTTTTCTCTTATAAAATCAAATACATTAATAAAGAAAAGTTTTAATCTTAGTCCAAATCTTTGAAATCTAGCATTTGTCTTATCAATAAATACTGCTATTTCATCTCTAAATATATACATTGCCACTAATGCAGCCTGAAATCCCATAACTAAAAAACCTAAAGGATTTGCTGCGATTGCCATTCCCAAGCTCTTTACAGCAGCAACAGCACCTAACATAACTGGTATAAATATTGCATCAATATTTCTTGCAAAGAATGATATAACTTCAGCTAATCCAGAAAATCCTTGTGTTGATTTCTGTATATCACCTATCATAAATTGAAAATTGTTTCTTAAAGCCACACCTGCTTGTCCAAGTGTTAAAGGCATTTCTTTAATTAATTCATTTGTTTCTTCAACACCTGCGATTAATATAGGCATTACAACTTCTGCTGTAAGCTTTCCTGCGTGACCAAAGGTTCTTAGTTGTCCAGCAGTCATGTCAAGACCATCAGCTAACATTTTTGTTAGGATAATATTGTTCTCCATTACTGATCTAAGCTCATCACCTCTCAATGCACCTGAAGCTAAACCCTGTGCTAACTGTCTAGCTGAGTTATTTGCTTCTTGAACATGAGAACCTGCAATAACAAAGGTGTTGGCTACCATTTGTGTAGCATCGGCAACATCTCTTGATGTTGCTCCTAAATGCTCTGTAGCGATAGCAAGCCTACTATATAACATACCTATTGCTTCAAAATCAGTTCTTGAGTCAACAGCTATTCTTCTCATATTTTGCATAGCAATAGCTGTTTGTTCAGCAGAACCAGTAAAAGCCTGCATCCTATTTTCAACGCCTATCATGACGTTAGCTGCTTGAGTGATTTCAGTTATACTAAAAGCTGCTATCAAAGCATTTCTTAATTCTCCAACAACACTATTTACACCACCAATATCTTTTTTAAATTTATTAAGAGATGCAGCAGCTTTGTTGTTTGCCAACAATTCTATTTTATATTTATAGCCTTTAGGTAGTGCCACTTCTTTCTTCCTTTATTTCATGATAAGCAAGCCATCCTTGAAACTCCTCTACAGTCATTCTTTCGATTTCGTATAGAGTCTTTCCTAATTTTTCAGCTAATGCATATTTTATGTATAGCTGCTCATCTTCTATTACTTTTTTTTAACTTCTTCCTGTGAAACATTGTTCATCATTTCAGTAGAAATTCTAATCAATACATCTCTATCTACCCTCTCCAATAAGGTTTTCTTATCGGCAATAGTAAATAACTTTTCACCAGTCTCATCTAATGCTTTGTAAATTAATACATAAGCTAGAAGCTGGACATCATCATCTTTTGCTAATTTCATAAATTTAGAAGTCTCTGAAAGAGTGATAGGTTTGCAGAAAATCTTTAGCGGATTATCCTCATCCTCACCCCATTCAGGGACTTCTATAATTCTTGTATCAAGACTATCAAAATGTTTTTTTGCGTTATCTATTGCTGACATGATTAGTATGCAGTAGTTGTTAAGCCGCCTGTTCCTTGAACAGAAATAGTTGACTCTACTAAACCATCATAAGAAGCTGATACAGATTTACCTGTAACAATAGCTGTACCAGTAAGTTTTACCTTTCCACTAGTCACTCCTTCTGGAGCAAAGTTAAGTGTTACAGATGCACCAACTGATAAAGCTGTTTGACCATTAGTATCAGTATCGTCATAAAGGACATCTACTGATCCGCTAAAATCATTAATCGTAGCTAAATAAGTTTTAGAGCCATTTCCCATTGAGGTATCTTCTACAGTATCCATAGTTTCATCAATACTATAACTTCTGATCTCAGCTATTGCATTACTTCCAACCTGAACAGTTCCGCCTTTGCCTAAAAATGTTGCCATAATTATTCTCCGTTTTTAGTTTTAGAAGAAGATTTAAGTTTATCTTTCGATGGGGTTGCTTCTTCCTTCCAACCCTTACTCTTTAAATGCTCAACACTATTAGGGTGAGCATCTATAGTAGTTTTTCCATTTGGACTAATTAATTTCATAATTTTCCTCGTTAAACTGCCACATCAGGATTGGTTTCCTTGACATGATAAGTTGTTAAAAATGTCAAAGTAGCATAGCCAACTGGACTTTCACCATCTGCATTAAACTCTATATCTGTTGACTCAATATAAATATCTTTTGCCAAATTGTTTAGAGTTGTATCAGCAGCTATAGCTTCTTCAACTTCCTTACATATTGTATCAATAGTATCATCAAAATTGGAATTTGCTTTTGCATAACATTCTACTGCTATTGAAAGCTCTCTTTGCATTACTCTATCTGTATGCATAACCAATGGCTCTGACTCTTCTGTTTTAGTATAAATTAACAATGCAGGTAATTCAGAATCCTGTAAAGCATAAACTCTACTTTCAAATACTCTTGTAGCTGTAGTGGTAAGTCCTGTTAAAACAGTTCCTACTCTCTCACGAATTTGCTGCCTGACATGATTTGCCATTATTGTTCCTCTAAGATAAGTTGAGTTATACCTGTATTGTCTGGTTGCACATTTACAACTTTATAGGTAGCACCTGCTTTTATTGTTGTGCCATCTAAGTTTTTATATGCAGGTGCGACTATAGTATCTCCATGAGCTGCACTTGAAACATCTGTAGTTTTGCAAAATGCTATTGGTTGAAAACCCTCTACATCTACAGTACCTACATCAATTCCAAAGTATTCTTGCTCTAATATGATTTTGATAGAAGCTCCTGAGCCGCCTTGAGGAGTATAGGTCACAGTCATTCCATGACCAAAATCTGCATCTAGGTAGCCATCGAAATCTCTATCAAACTCTATTGCCATTATTTTTTAGTTCTTTTTTTTGGTTTTGGAGTTTCAGATTTTTCTAATCCAACGCTTCTGTTGGTTTCTTTTTTTGGCTTGCTTTTGTATTCTTCAGCTTTACCATAACCGATAAGTTGTCTACCTAAGTCTATATCAATATCAACAACATCTCCTGCTGACACTCTATCACCTTTAACAACAGTATCTCTTAAAATCAAATATTTCATACTTTCTCCTTTTTTAAGATGGGTGGCGGTTAAGCCACCCATATTACTAGTTTTTAAAACCACTTATTATGAAGCAGCACAGAAACTTACAGCATGACGCACATTTGTATCCATAGATTGAAGTGCAACCACTCTGACTGTTCCTGAAGTTGAATTACTATAAGGGTCTACAACTATATCTAAACCCCCAAAAAATCCAACAAGCAGATCACTAAAGTTACCAAATACATAGTTGTTTGCAGTTAATTGTGGTGAAACAACAGCTTTATAACCATTGATTTCATCATTAACAGCAACAAACTGAGCAGTATTTGTAGCTTTTTCAGTAGTTTTTAATGTGCCATAGTTAGTTGGATGAACTATGTAAGCTAAGTCGCCTAATAGTGCATTGTCAACTCTAACAGCAGTTTCCATTGAAACCATCTCAGCAAAAGTAGGAGCAGCAGCACTTGAAAGTGATACTGTATTTATTCCTGAAGTGTTAGTAATACCTGTTGGATTACCTGAACTTCCAGAACCTTCTAATGCAGCGTCATCAATAGCAATAGCCATTGACTTAGCTAGATCATCTCTAATTAAGTTTTCAACATCAAGTGAAGATTGAATCATAAGTTGTCTCGTTACATCTGTAAATGCTCCACAAGTTTTTGGAGACATTGTCACAGAACCGATAACCATTTCTGACTCACCAGCAGCTCCGCCTTCAGAACTAATGAAAGCAGCAGTAGCAGCACTTGATTTTCTTGGTATCTTCACATCACCAGATAAGCCATTTAGCGTAGTAGCTAGTGGCAATACTGCTGAGTTGTTCCTTAAAGAGTCAATGAATGATCCAGCTCTAAAATCTTGACCAATAAGACCTGCGTCATCTGAAGCATTTAAGTCTCTTTGTGACCAACTTCTTAGAATATCATCTGGAAGCATAACACCTTGAGCAGATTTACCATGTGCTCTTTGTGCTGCTTCAGAACATTCAAATTCAAACTTAGCTTCTTCTTGTGCTCTCCTATCAGTAGGATTAGCCATAGCATTAATTGCTTTTAGAACGCTAAATCTTTTTGTTTCTTTTTCTGTAAGACCAATATCTTTTGGAGTTTCTAAAGGAGTATCGTTAGATATGTTATCTAATAATACGCTTCTAAATTCTTCAACAGATTTGCCTTCAGAAATAGCTTGATGTGCTAAATCTCTTTTATTGTGAGTAACAGCTAAATCAATAATCTCTTTCGAGTTTCTTGCAAATTCTTTTTTAGCAGCTTCAGCACTTTCTGATCTAACTTCATCAAGATTAATTTCTTTTTTCTCGTTATCCATTATTTGTACCCTTGCTTTTTCAGCAATTTGTTTAGAACGACCAACTCCAACTAGCCTTGATTGATCCGCAGGTACGCTCACACTACTAATTTCAAGTGGCGTAAAGCTTGCTCTGTAATAAGGCTCATCTTTGTCTTTCATTCTGGTTAATTTATCAACTCGATACCCTACGCTTATATTCATTCGTATGCCATCGAGTACATCTCTAAAAACTTCTTCAGCTAAGTCAGATCGTCCAAATCTTACTACTGCTATTGTCCTCTTAGCAGTCTGATCAAGTTTAAATTCTTCTACAACACCAATTACCTGATCCATTTTGTGATCCAGTAAAAGTGGTGCTCGTCCAGATTCCATAAACTCCATGTTTATCTCTTCTGGTGAATGTCCTAGAACTTCCATTCCAAAACTTCTTTCTACAGGCTCTTCACTAGAAACACCAATTCTTACACGTCTATTTTCTTCATCAACAAATTCTGATCTTGATAAATCAATAGTTCTGTAATTAACCTTTAGATCAACTACTTTCCTACCTTTTTCATCTTCATCATCATCTCCGTAATGATATGGACGTGCTTCTTCAGTCATTTCCATTTCTTCGCCTTCTTTTTCTTCATCCTCGTGATGTTTTGCAAACTCAACAACAACTTTGTCATCGGTTTCGCTAACATTGAGGATATGCCTATCTTCTTTATCTTTCATAGATTTCTCCTCTTTATTTTTGCTTGATAAAGGATGTGATGCAGGCAGCAGATCAGTATCATGCTCGCCTGACTTATATTTACCAGTCTTTAAGACTCGTAAAAAATTATTTACTCTTGCCATCGCCCATTGTTCTTTTGACGTAACATTGGGACGCACGCTTGAAGGATTAGTGTTATAAGCACCAATTCCTCTGTTGTAAACTTTTTGTAATGTTGCATAACTTGTTCTTTTCGATGCGTTGTCGCCAACCTCTTTATTATGCTCTCTTGCTTTTTCTCTTAAAGTATCTTCTGTTCCTCTTAACATCATTTCTTCCTCGTAATCTCTATCATCATCCATTTGCTCGACTAACCTTCTTGACCAAGAAAAGCCTGCATCTCCACCCCACAACGCCCAAGCTATTCTTCCGTTTGATGGGTAACCATCTTCACCTGAAGAAAAACCCTCTGCTTGTTTGTCAACTTCATGCCTAGAGAAAAAGCTAAACATTCTCTTTATTGTTTCATCGGAAAGGTTTTCATCAGCAACTATCTGTCTTGCTCTTGTTGCACCAATTCTTGTGCCACCACGACCAAACTCTTCTCGCCAGTCTAAGCCTTTTTGTGCTTCAGCTTTCATGCCTTCTGTTGGTTTAGCCATCATCATCCTCTGTTGCTCCAGTAATATTAGCTTCTACTGGTTGCTTCTGACCAAAAGGTTGATAAGCAAGTTCTATATCATATTGTTTTGCAAGCTCTATTTCTTTTTGATGCTGCTCAAATAATTCTTCAACATCTCTGCCGTAAGATGAGCTTATGTCACTATAAGTTACTGTACCATTTTGTAATCCAATAACATTTGCCTGCATCTCTTTTAATGGGTCAATCCAAGAGAATGATCTTGGAATATAAGTTATACCTCTTGAGAACTTATCATATTTAGATATTGGTAAATTCATGTAGCCAGTTATTATTGCCATTTCAAGCCAAGACTTAAATATTGGATCAACGAAATGTTCAATAACAAATTGCTGCATAAGTTGATAATTACTTCTATCCTCTAAAGCTCCTTGACGGATTGATGAGTAGTTTACACTTGTAAGATCGTTGGAAAGTGAGTGATATGAAATGTTTAGACCACTAGCAATGCTTCTTAAAACGCTTGTTGTAAATGACTCAAATGCAGAAGTAGGATGTGTTGGATCAAAGCTTTGGAAAGATGTTCCGTTAGGAAGCTGCTCAAAAACGCCAGCTTGAGCAGTCATTGTTGGATTAAAAGTATCTTCATAATCACCATCACCAACATAACCATCACCATCTGGACTAGTGAAGAAGCCCATCTTTGAAGCACCTACTCTAGCAGCTACTATTTCCGCTTCAAGATATGCGTTAAGTTGTTTAACATTTGCCATAACAGGTGCAATAAAAGATACGCCTCTTGTTTGTTCTGCTCTGTTTGGTAAGTAAGCGTGTATGATTTCATCCGCAGGAACTCTTATGTGTTCTTGCGTTGGACTATGATAAGTGTTGTCATAAGGATGATTCTTAAATAAATGATATGCTACTGGCTTGTCGTTTTTATCAACTTCAACACCCATCTTAATTGAGTTGCCATTACCTTTTGCCATTTGATTTTTTTGCTCATCTAAATGATCTGCTTCCAAAAACTGTATTTGAAAACCAAAAGGTGAGTCGGATGTTTTTACTTTTCTAATTAAAACTTCACCATCTCTTAGTAAGGTTTCAATAAATATTTTTTGGCAATCTAAGAATGATAATCTTCCATTTGTTGTGCAGTTTCCTAAATGCGTCCACTCACGCCATGCTTGCTCTATAAGCTGGTTTCCTCCAATGTCTAATGACCCATTATCATCACGACTCTTGGAGGACACTCTTACGCCTTGCTTGCCAATGACATTAGATACCATAAGATTTAAGTATCTTGAGATATATGCGTCATTCCTCGCTAACTCTCTTCCTCTGTCTCGTAAGACTCTAAGGTTGTCCTTGACTTCTGCATCGGCACTAGTGGAGCTAATTAAAAAATCTCCAAATAATCTGCCTGTATTTGCACCTTGATAGCTTCTAGTAAAAGCTCTCTTTTTAGTTTTCTTTTTATTATTTCCTAATAAATTATCGTACCAAGCCATTATGTGTAATCTGTTGGGTTAATTGTTGAAGTTGAACCAAACTTAACTTTAATAGTATTGCCTGATCCTTGTTTGTTTCTAATTCTTGCTAATTTTATTTCTTTTAAATATTCAGCTTTATATCTATCTCTGAAAGTCATTAATTCATCAACACTCATTCTGGATAAAGACCTTCCTGCTATTGAGAACGAAGATTGATCTATTGTTGCTCTGCCTTCTATTACAGCTTCTATTGCATCAAGAACTTTTTTTGCGTGACTTCTAATGTCAGCATTGGTGTTGGCAAGATTTTCAGTAATCTCAGTTCTACCTGAGTCAACCATAATTCTTTCAGAGTCAGATGATCTAGTAATATATGCTTCCCAAATATAATCGCCAACAGAATAAGAAGCAGTAGTTGATGATCCTACTTCTATATAATAAGTGTCATCTGCTTCTGTTGCTGTTATAGTAAATTTGTGACTTCCACCACCTCCACTATCTTCGTGAAACTCGTAAGTTAGTGCAAAAGCACTTGGAGAGTAGTCGGACGCAAGATCATCTCTTTTCCATGTAAATCTATCTCCTGCTACTAATACAGCAGGTTCAGCAGTTGGATAATTTGTTCTATCGAATTTATTACTCAAGCAGACCTCATTAAATAGATTAATCTATTATCACATTATGGTTTTCTATATAAATGTCAACAATTATTTCCAAGAAGTAGCAAAATTTTGTGGTTTTCTTGCTACTTTCTTAGACTTTTGTCCAGTTTTTATTGGTTTTTCTACATTTGTCATAATTTTTTGCTCTATAACATCAAAATTAGGATTGAGTATATAAATTGCTGCAAAATTATATACCATTGTATCTAAAGCTTCGTTTCTTGGACGTATTTGCTTCCATACAAGTGATTTACGACCTCTTACAAACTTTGTTATTCTTTTTTCTGCTGTTAGTTGTTTGAAATATTCCTCATCTACATCTGCTGGAAAGTGTAAAGTAGAGTTTTCGACATCTGTTGATAGTCTTGCGAATATAGCTTCTTTTGCTGTATCTGTGCCTATAGGGTAAAGTACAGCTTTATTTTTACCAACAAAAGAAGGTTTATTAGCTATTGGCTTACCTAGCTGGTTTATACCCTTAATACTGAAAACTCTTCTTGATTGTCTAGGTTTTGTGAATTGATATACTTGGTTAGTATGGTGACCACCAGAGTCTATGCATACGCAAGAAACAGGAATGGGTCTACCATCTTCAGTTACAAACCTTTGCTTGATATATTCATCTAATTCTTGCCAAACCTTTAATCCATTGGGATCACCCCAGAAAATTCTATACTCTAGCACCCAAGCTTCATAATCACGACCCCATCCCATTAACTGTAATTCAAGTCTATCTTTCTGGGTATCGCAACCAGCAGTTATGACTAATACGCTTTCTGGTATTGAATTTACGTCATAGTGCAATCTTCTGTTTAAAAGTGTTTCATATTCTACGCCTTCACCTTGTTCTTCCCAAGTTTCGCCTAGCGAAGTATTAATCCAAGTTTTTAACATTTCAGGTTGCTTCTTTGCTTCAAGAAAGTTTGTTGCCATGTTTGCCCATGTTGACCAAACAGAATACAGTTCTGATATATGGAAGCCTGCTGTATCTTTACTGGTATCAGTAGCAACCCACTTACCATGTTTTAACATCCATTGCTTTTTACTTTCATCTATAACAGCACCACACTCATTGCAGGCGTAAGCAGCAGTTTCAGGCTTGTTTTCTTCCCACACTACATTTGACCATTTTAAAACTTGATACTCATTACATTCAGGGCATGGCACTTCATAGTATCTTTTATCTGACTCTTCAAAAGCGGTTTCAATTCTTGATAAACCTTTTACTGTTGGCGTTGAGCACATATATATCTTTCTGTTCCAGAATGTAGTAGTTCTTTTTGTAGCAAGAGATATAGGATCACCTTCAGCACCAGCAGAAAGTTCGTAGCGGTCGCACTCATCTGCTAACAATAATCTGACTGGTCTTGAAGCCAGTCCACTTGCAGAATTAGAACCAACTATTGTTAGATGACCTGAAGGAAATGATTTATGTAATACAGTATTGCCTGAGTCACGACTTCTAGGGTCTTTTACACAACCCCTGATTTTTTCTGAGTCACGTATCATAGTAGCAAGTCTGTCCTTAGAAAACGCTTGAGCCATCTGTAGTGTTGGTTGCATGATTAGCATAGGAGCAGGGTCTTGATCTATGTAGTAAGCAATTACATTTAGCAGTATCTCTGTAGCACCAACCTGTGCTGACTTCATAAATACTATGCGGTTTATATCTGGATCATTGAAAGCATCCATAATATCTCTTTGATACTCTGCTCTGCTAGTTCGCCATTGTCCAGCTTCAGCAGATGACTCAGCAGATAGCTTTCTATATCTGTCCGCCCAATCGCTAATCTTAAGATTTGGCGGAGGTGTCCAAGTCTTTCTTGTTTTTTGTAATACTTTTTCTATATTTTTGAGGTATTCCATCATCTGCTAACTCTTGTAATGCATCATGTACTTGTTCTTTAATAGCTTCTTCTACTTCAGAATATTTATCAAGAGTTAGAACTTGATGTGCCACTCTCGAAGGCAAGCCCAGCAGCTTTGCTCTTACGTTAGCAACATAATCAATCCAAGTATCGGCAACTAAGTCTGATGGTATTAATTTAGCTTCAAGCTCTGAAACTTCTAATTCTGCTTTGTCAGCTTGAGCCTTAGTAAGTCTAGCCTTCTCTTCAGCTATATCAGCACCGCCATCTTTCTTCGTATATCTAGCAGCTTTTCTTAAATAGTTAAGATACTGTAGCCTGCAAGCGTCTATGTTTACAGGTGATCTACCAGAACCAATAGTAACAACATTATTTCTTATTAGGTCATTGATTGACTGTGGCGATAATCCCAAATGCTCTGCTAGTTCCTTTCTTGTTGCCAATATTTGTTTCCAATTAACTCTCGTCAAGAATATATCACAATCAAATAAAAATATAAAATATTCGAGGTGAAGTAAGTGATGCGACTTTTTAGCCCTTCACCCTCTGGAACGCCCTGTTTGTGAAGAAAGTGAAGAAGGTGAAGAGAAATAATAGGATGTTTTTTATTATAAATATGGTGAATAGTATAGCCCTGTGTCTAAACAAAACCTTTGACCCCAGATCGGAAG